TAACTTTTCCAAGATCCAGTAGAATATCCTTTTAAAATTGCTAAATCTGAATCTGAAAATTTAACTAAAGATCTTCTAATATCATCTGAACCTATAATTGGAGTACCTCCTGCTAAACTATTATATGGATCTACTGTATTATTTTTTACAGAAACTTCTAATATTTCATCCAATCCTGTATTTTTAGCAGGAAATCTAGAGTATATACTACTATCTGCTGAAGCGAATATTTTATAAACAGCCATTATTAATTATTTATTTATATTAAAATGATACAACTCTTCCTTGTATATCTGAATTTAAATATTTTATTTCAAATATAGAAGGATCAAGAGACGGATATATTATATTATTTAAAGTTGCTCCACTAATATCATAAGAATAAGCTGAATAATTTCCGCCAGACTTATTAGTTATTTGAACAGATTTTACAGTTTGTACTCCATCAATAGTATCTAATAAAGTATAAATATCTGTAAGAACTATTGGTTCATTTATTTGCCAATTATCTACTGAAAAGAATTTTTTTAATTCTACAAGACATCTAGCTATAACATCTTGACCATTATAATTAGGCCTACTTATTATATCAAAATTACAACCTATATTTATTATATATGCTTTTTTAATATTTACTGCATCAGTAAGCATTCTATAATCAGAAATATATGTTTGTAAATTTTGCAATAGTGCACTAGATGGTGTTCCTAAATTACCATTATTATCTAATCCTAAAACATATAAACTAACTAATACTTGATCTTTATTAGAAGAATCTGCAGAATAATAATTATTAAATACAGCATCATCTTTTGTTATATATGCTTTTGAAACTTTTCCATATTTAGATGGCATTGCTAAAGCCCTAACTAAATAGTCTTGTTGAGTAACTGCTCTTAATTGACTCATAAATTCTGCCATAGAATTCATTCTCAACTCATCAATAGTATCTCCATCTCCACCACCTGTTGCAGGTTCTATATTATTTGTTATTATAGTATTTGCTTGTGACGTATAAATCCCAGCTACACTAATATTACTAGGTTTTGTTAATTCATTAGATAGCACATTATATTGAGAACCTCCACCAACTAAATAATTAACAGTCAGTGTAGTATTATATGGGGCTAGTCCGTAAGTTTTAGTAGTTACAAAATTAGTAGGATCATATGCAGTATTTATAGTAGTTGATCCTGTTGTTAATCCTAATCCTACAATTGAAGGATTTGGTATAATAGAAGAATCAGCTACAGTATTAATACCAGGGCCAAATTCAATAACTAATTCATTAGTAGATTTAAATCTAGTGGTAAATCTTCTTTGTACTTTTACTTTTTCTAAAATATAAGGTACTTGATTAGCATTTTGATATAAAGATGGATAATTAGTAGCTGTATTTTTAACAGGATTATCTATATAATCTTGAGCTAAATAAGGAACTTCATACCAAGCATTTCCTGAGCTATCTACTATATTAACAATAGATATAACATTAGTATCATTTATTTCTATTTTTTGAAATCTTTGAGCAGATCCAAAAGTAAAATCTCTAGTTTTTAATTGTCCTGATATTGCTTGTACAGTCTTTTTTAATAAATAAGAATTAGGACTCCCTCCTGATAAATCATAAACTGAAATATCTGTAGGATCTAATGATGAAGAGGTACTAAAATCAACTTTATTAGAAACATAAAAACTTATATTATTATTTACATTTGATTGGACAGTCATTCCTGGAGCTATAATAAGGGCATAATCAAAATCAGGATATTTAAGACCTCCAAAAGTTTTTGATGGGATAGTTTGGTATACATCTAAATTAACTAATGCAGCTGCGGTTACTTTAGGCCTATATCCTAACATATAAGCTAAAGTATATAAATTATTTTTTTGTTTAGCGTGTTGTAAAAAAGTTTCTTGTAATTGATTATCTAAATAGAAAGATAACACGTCTCCTACATATGAAGCCATTTCTATAAACATTGATCCAGGAGAGGCCTGAGAAAAATCATTATAGACAGTAGGAAAATATGCTTTTGCATATTCTATTAGATCTGTTTTAAAATTATAAAAATCTTTATTTAAATATTTTATATCTACATTTTGTTGTTGCATCTTAACTGTTTTGTATAGTTATAATTACTGAGTCATTTTCATTAGTATTTATTAAAGTATAACTAAATCTAATATTAATAGATGAATAATTAGGATCTCCTGTTACAGTTAGAGTTTTAATACTAACGGTAGGAAAATTATCTTCTATTTTAGATCTTATTGAAGCCTCAAGACTATCTAAAGAATCATTAGTTATTTGTTCAAATAAATAAGATCTTAAACCAGCTCCAAAATTAGGATTAAAAGGTCTTTCATTTCTATCAGTTAATAAAAAGTTTATTAAATTATATTTAATTTGTTCTTTAGTAGTATATACACTAGTAAATACACTATCAGCTTGAAATGGTAATTTTACTCCTATTGCTGTAGAAGGTTTTAAATCTAATGGTGATATTTGTTTTAAATTATATGCCATTTACAGATTCATTTTTTTCATAAATTCAGAATAATCCGGTACTACATCTATTTCAGCCATTTCATGATGAGTTGTAGGTCTAGCAGAATTTAACATTTCATTTATAGTTCCTACATTTACATTTTCTGGTTGATACATATCCGTTATTCCTACTGAATCAATATTACCTATATTATGTAAATCTTTTTGATTCATAGATGATATTGTATCATTTAGCATACTAGCAAATGGATTACTAGATCTATCAAACTTAACTCTTTCTGTTAATGGTTTTTGCTTTTGGTTAAGAGTAGAGGGGATTTTAGACTTTACATTATTTTCTAAATTTTTAGAATAAGTAATATTAGGATTTAAACTTTCTTTTATAATTTTAGGAAGCTCTCTTTTAATTACTGATTCTACTTCTTCTCTTATTATTTTTCTTAATGCTTGTATTCCTGCTGACATATTTATAAATATTTATTTAATTATTTTTTAAGGATTTCTATTTGATTATCTATAGCTTTTATTTTTTTCAAAATTTCAGAAATAGTAATTGGGTTTTTGCTTATTGCTAAAGCTATTTTTAATTTTCTTTTTTCTTCTTCTAATTCTTGTAATTTAATTTTATTAGTATCTAATTCTGTATTTTTTATAATATTTGAAGTATATTTACCTTTAGAATCTATATTTTTTAAATCAGATACTAATTTTTGATTATTTTCTATATTAATTTTTCTAACTCTTTTTCTTAATGCCTTTCCTCCTTGTAATTTATTAAAAAATGAATTTAGACCTAATCCGCTATCATCATTTTCATTATCAGGAGCATCTAAACCATCATCAAATGTACTTACAATATCCCAATTAATATCGTCTTCTTCTAAATATGAAGTTGCTTCATTAATGATTTCTTGTTCTAATATAGAATAGTCACTAGTTTGATTTTTTATTAGTCCTTTAGCAGATAATAATTGTTTTACTTCAGCTATAATAATAGCATCATCTGAAGCAAATGTAGGAGTAGATGATAATATTATTTGTCTATTATTATCAATTGCTACACCATACCTTCTTCTTAATTTAAAAGTGGGATCTACAACTTCTTCAGTTATAATATCAATAGTATATTTCCCAGCAGTTTTAGCTTTAGATGTATTATTTGATGCGTTTTTAGTAGCAATAAATGTGTCTAGTTGTTTTTTATTACTTTCTAATTTATTTATTTGATTTTGTAAATCATTTATTACATCTTTATTTACATTACTACACTGATCTAAATTTGCAATTATTGTTTTTAACTTTTCAATTATATCAAATAAAACAATTGATAAATTACTACAAAAATTATATAATAAAGAAAGCAGTATATTAATTTGAGATAATCTTTTTGTAAAATTATCTGTTCCTTTTTCTTTAAGTAAAGATTTAAATTTATCGCTAAAAGTAGTCGTAATTCCTACAGTAGTAAAAGCAGTAGGCATTGGTAATGCAAGAAAAAAAACTTGTATTTTTTTAAATATTGATACTAATAAAGTTAATATTTTAACAACTGCTTGAGATAAAGATACAATTCTTAATATATTTCCTATTAATAAATTTAATTTAGATACTACTTGTATCATAGACTTTAATAAAGGAATAGCTCTTGCAGGATCTATAAAATCTTGTATTTTTTTTATACTACTTTGAGCTGTAGAATTAAAGGCACTAACTCCAAATTTTACTATATCTGCAGGAGATGACAGTCCTTGTATTATTATACAATATAATTTTATTTTATCTAATAAATTAAGTATTTTTTGAAAATCACTAATAGGAATCTGTCTATAATCATTCCATTTATTTAAAAAAGTTAATTTGTCTTCAAAACCCCCTAATATTTTTTTTAAAGTAGGAAATGCAGTTGTTAATGAAAATCCAGTCATTGATTGAATTTCTGTAACTTCAGGAGTTAACTCAGTTCGTATAGTATTAAAAAGTACATTTATATTTTGTATAATTGTAAATAATTTTTCTTTTTTACTATCTATAGGAATACTATCTAAATCATTAGGAATACCATCTATTAAAAGCTGTATTTCATATGCTAATTTTTGTAATTTAAATTTTTGTATATCTAATTTAGAAGCATTTTTTTCTGGTGGTTTATTAGGATCAAATTGGCTTTTTTTATTAGATTGGTTTCCTATTTTAGAAATTCCATAATTTACTATATCACAAAAATCAATAGAAGACATGATATCTAATATCTTAATTAAACCATAGTCTAATGGATTTTTAGGTTTTTTATCTTTTGGTATTTGTTTTCCATATATTACTTGATCTACACCTTCTTGTATTTTAAAAATAGTTTTTACTGATGTTGATATTACTTTTTCAAGCCCTTTAGCATCATCGGAAAAACTATTAGTAGGTAATATATTTATAGTATTTGCCATTATCTTGTATAAGTTACTGTTGATAAAGTATTATCTAGTTCATTTATTATTTTTTGCGATTCATTAGATAAAATCTCTCCTGATATTTTTAACTTTGTTGATAAGCTAGCTACATCACTTTCTGCTACTGTTTTTAGAGTGTCTCCTACAGATTTTATTTTAGATATATAAGATTTTAATTGTCTTATTAATTCATTTCCTAATATTATTTGTTGTCCTTTATTTTCTGCAAATTCTCCAAGTTCTATTTTAGGTGAGTTTATTAAAACTTTTGTATTACTATCTAAATTAATAGTCATAGGTGATGATAAAGACACAGTTTTATTTCCCATTAAAAAAATACCATCATTTTTAGATAATAGATGTATTCTATCTGAAGAAATTAATACTTGATTGCCTTTATATGGAAAAATAGGGGTATAACTCATTATGCGTCTTGTTCAACTGGTGATTTAGAAAGTTTACTATTCGATAAATTATTATCATTTTTATATACTGGGTAACTTCCACTATCTCGCGCTATTACTTTACTATAATTATAAAATGAGTTTAAAGGAAAATCTCCTAAATTATTTATATTTAATTCTTGACCAGAAGTCATATAAATAGAAGCATTGTCTCTATTTAAATCCTCAACTATTGTAGAAAAAGAGTCTTTATTTAAAATATTTCCTTGACCATTTTTAATAATAAGTATTGGACTACCAGCATCTCCAGAATTTGACCAATTATTTAATTTTTTAGAATTTATTGTAGTACTTCCAAATCTTATTGATTGACCAAATCTTGATTCAATTATAGAATCTCCTTCAAAAGCTCTAATTTCTTTTACATTAGAATTTTCTGAAAAAGTATATCCCATAGGTAAATCTGGAACTTCATTATTTTTATTACTTCCTTGATATTCTGGCTTAGTATATTGATTTTTTAAATACTCAGAATATTCTTGTAAATTTGGAAAAGCATTATGATTTGTAGAATTCCATAAATTATAAGGCGGAAAATAATAATATCCTTGCCTATTTATACTATCATTTAAATCTGAATCAGGACCAGGCACAATATAAACTATTTCAGATACTACAGGATATTGTTTTATAAAACTAAATATAGGATATGCCGGTTGAGTCATATTATTAGCATTAGATATATTAATGTTAGTGTACATTATTTCATATCTAATTTTTCCTATATCTGAAGGGGTTTTATAATCATCATTTAATGATCCATCATAATTTTCAGGACCTAATACTATAGACTTCACTCTACCTATTATAAAAAAAGATCCTTTAGATTTACCTAAAGATCCATCAGAGCTTTGTCCAAATAGGTATTGAGCCATTATTGATTATTAGTTATTTTTTTAGGTTCTGCTATAATATATGTAGATGTGGATACTTCTTCAAATAATTGTTGAATATCTTTTTCAGTTAATAAACCTGTACTATCTTCAGTATTACTTTTCTTTTCAGGGGGTTGTTTAAATAAATTAACTATTTTCATTAAAGATGAATTATTTTCAAGATTTGAATCTATAAGATCTTTAATTAAAGGCATTAATACTATAGCATCTCCTGGTGAAGTTATAAATGAAGAAAGCTGCTCAATTTTATCTTTTACTAAAAGATCAGTTTCATTTTGTTTTTCATATGCTTCTTTTATTAAATCGCCTAAGGTTTTATTTTCAAATATTTTTTTATCTAATTCCATAGTCTAATTATAAATATTTGTGTATTGAATTCTTTTTATTTCTTTTTCTAAACAGTCTTTATATACAATTTTTAATTTTTTTATTACTTTAGTTATAGTAACACTATCTTCTCCTGTAGCTTCTTTTACACAAAAATATATTAATTTTTTATTAATAGAACTCATATCACCTACTTTTTTAAAAATTTCTAATATATTAGCAGCAACTTTAGTTTCTGAAGGATTTGAAAACATATCTAAAACTTTTAATTCCATATGATTTAAAAAATTATTAAATACAATACGAGTGTCTATATCAAAATCATTTGATCTATCTATAAAAACTTCATTTACTTTAGTGTCTTCATTTTTCACTATATCTACAATATCTACTTTTGATATTATATTTTTGTAATTTTTTTTATTATAAGTTATTAAATATCTTTTTGCAATAGTCCCAAAATATGAATATGCTTTTCCTTTAATTTTTTCGTATAAATGAATTTTTTGTATTAAAAAAGATATTACTTCGTATTTTAAATCTTCTATTGAATCAGTATCTATATAGTAAAATTTAAAAGAGTGTATTATATTTTCTACTAATTTATAAAAAGCTGGGTGTATTACATTAGAATAGATATTGTTTTTAACACTTAATTTAGTCTCTAGTCTATATCTAATTATAGCATCCTCTGTTTCTTCTGTAAAATATGTGTTTTTAGTTTTAGGTGCTCTTTTTCTTAAAGTACCTTTTTTTGTTAATTGTTCACTTTCAATTATTTGTGCTTCATTCATCAACTATTATCTTTATATTGTTCTAATATTGTTTTTAATTCTTTTAATTTTTCAAAAATAGATAGAAATTCAGGATCAGACTGTACCCAAATTTTATCGTCTATTTTATTCATAAGCTCAGAAAATCCTTTTGATAAAGATAAAAAATCCACTATTAAATTTTTTTGAGAAACTATTACTGACTCCATTTTTTTATTTTTACTATAAAGATTAAATATAATATATCCTATAATAGATAAAACCCAAATAGATATTGAAATTATTAAAAAATTCATATTTTTTATTTTTTATTTTTTTGATTTTCTATAGTAGCAGATAAAAAATCTGCTTGATGTAAAATATATACTAGATTATTTTTTAATTTAAAATCGTCATTATATTGAATAAAATAGCTTTTATTTGCTTCTTCATATATTCCATCATGCAATTTTATAGCTAGGTATTCATTTTCACTAATTTCTATACCAGCTTGGTGTAGTACCATTAAAGATCTATCCGGCACTTTAATATAAGCTACTTTTGGATTGTAACCAAATAATTTTCCTTGTTTTTCTATTTCCCATTGATTAGTATTTGGAATATAAAATGGTTCTTTTTCTGTACCTAATTTTCCTAAGTCGTGATTAATAGCAGAAAATACTAATTCTTCTGTAGTATATCCTTTTTTCTGTTCAAATTTATCCCATACTTTATCTAGAACTAAAGAAGCCTCTACTACCCTAATAATGTGATCTACATACCCTCCTATAAAGCAATTATGAAAAGATATTTTACCTGAAGCTGGCGCTGTAGCTAATACAGTTTCTATTGATTTATAAAAACTTTTTAATTTTTTAGTTCTTTCTGAGTCTGGAAGGTATTTATCTATTAAATCATAAAACCTTTCTAAATTAGCTAATAATTGTTCCTCTGATAACTTATTCATTTATTATTTTTTTAACTTTATTAAACATATCCTCTACTGATATACATCTACAATGTATCCAATTATTCTTATTTAAAAAAATAAAAGGATTCAGTGGATCATATATATTTGATTTATTTATTACATAATTAACTTTTTCTGGGCTTTCTATATGAATTATAGGATAAGTATAATTACCTGTTAAATTTTCTAAAAAAGTACATTCCTCTTCATGATCGTCACAATTTAAATAATTTATATTATACCCAGAACTAAAAAATAACTCTTTTATTCTTTTGCAACTTTTACAATTTTCTAAAATATAAACTTTTATTTTATGCATTTTTTATTTTTCTAAATTATCTAATAAATCTACCCATTCTAATAATGAAGATAAATCTAAATTTTCTGCTTCTAAAGATAAAAAAGAATATAAAGAATCTAAATCGACTTCCTTAATATTTATTTGGCCCACTATCTTTTTATTTAAAATTAAATACTATTATTTTTTAAGGGTATGCGTTTTTTATTTAGCTCCATTTATAAATATAACTTATTACTACTATCCCTTAGCGGCATTTCACCGTCGGAGCATCCGATATTATAATAGTTTTTTATTATATTTATTATTTATATACCTGAGACATTATACTTAGC